AATTTACATCAGGGCAAATAAAAGAATTTGGTAAATCTATGCGTATGACTAAAGAAGAGGCATTAGAAGCGTTAAAAGCATTTGAACAATTTGGTGCTGCTGCTCGTATTTCGTTATTAAAAGTATTTGGTGATGAAGCTACTTTTAATATGCTTGCAAGTTTAAAAGATAATGCAGCAATCTTAAGTAAGATGGATCAAATTACAAAGGATTTAGGATTTGAACAAGCTGGTCTTGTATTACAAATTTTAAATACACAAGGTGCAAGAGCAGCAGAAAATAAAATATTAGAATTGACTATTCAAAAAAATAAAGAATTAAATTATATTACTAAAGAACGAGTAGGAGCAGAAGGACGTTTAAGAAAAATAAGAAAAGAACAGAGAGCAGAAGAGGAGTTAAAAGTTCAACAAGATATTAATAATGCAAAAACTATTTTAGAATTACAAATAAGAAGAACGGAAGAGCTTAGAAAACAAGCAATAATTAAAGCTCCTACAGATGAAATTAAAAAATTGTTAGATCCTTTGTATCAAGTAGATGCTTTAAGTAAAAGTATAGGAGATAGTTTTTCTGAATCATTTAGAGGTATTGTTCGTGGTTCTATGACTGCCCAAGAAGCTTTAAGAAATTTATTTCAACGTACAGCAGACCATTTTGCTGATATGGCTTCACAAATATTAGCTAATCAAATTCGAGCAGGGATTTTAGGTTTATTTCAAAATTTCATGGGTTTAGGACCTTTAGGTAATCCTCTTTCAAAGGCTACTAATACTAGCGTTGCTGCTACAGGTATTCCTAGCAATCCTGTTGGGTTTAGTGGATATTCAAGACCTTCTCTTAATAGAGTCAGAGGAACTGGATTTAGAGCAGATGGTGGACCTGTAAAAGCTGGTGGAAGTTACATTGTTGGAGAACGTGGTCCAGAATTATTTACTCCTGGTAGATCAGGGATGATTACATCAAATGAAAATCTTGGTTCGACTACAGTTATAGTAAACGTAGATGCTTCTGGTTCTTCTGTCGAGGGAGATCAGCAAAGTGCTAATGAATTTGGTGAACAGCTTGCAGCAGTAGTTCAAGCTGTAATAATCAATGAAAAACGAGTTGGAGGTTTATTAAACTAATGGCAGCTTTTCCTATTGCTAATCCTAAATATAATTACACTATTTCAAGGCAACCAGCAGTTAATGTTATAAGTTTTGGAGATGGGTTTGAACAACGTTTAACGGAAGGATTGAATCAAAATCCTGTAACTTTAAATCTTAAGTTTGATTTATCACAAACAGATTCTACAACTGCTGTTAACTTTCTTAATGCAAGGATTACAGATGGTGCGTCATTTACTTTCCTCGTTCCAAATGAAAACGTAACAAAAAACTTTGTTTGTTTGTCTTACAATACTGCTATTCCTTTTTTAAATAGAGTTACATTAACTTGTTCATTTAGAGAAGTATTTGAACCCTAATGGCAATACCTTTTGCTGAATTAAATAAAATAAACCCAAGTTCTATAATAGAACTATATGAGCTAGAACTTACTGTTGGTTTACACGTACCTGACCCTAATGTTAATAATTTAGATACTGTATTTAGATTTCATGCTGGTGCTAATTTAAATAACTTTGGAGAAATTATTTTTAATGGCAATAGTTACCAAAGAGTTGCAGTGAAAGTAGAAGGTTTTGCAGATACAAGTACAGGCACAATTCCAAGACCTACTCTTACATTTAGTAATTTAGGAGGTATCACAAAAGATTCAGCAGTAATGAACATGAGCGATTTTTTAAATGTTGTTAATGTTGTTACTCCTAATAATGATTTATTAAATGCAAAAGTAACAAGACTTTTACCATTGGCTTCCGCTTTAGATAATGCAAATTTTGCCCCAATAGGCAATAACGCACCTGTTAATCCTTTTGGTACACCTAGTACAGATAGATTACAGGATAGAATTTATTATATTGATAGAAAAGCTATTGAAAATAGACAGATAGTACAATTTGAACTTGTTAGTGTCTTAGATATGCAAAATAAAAGAATACCCGCCAGAATAGTTACAAGAGACTTATTTCCTGCCGTTGGTAGGTTCTTCTAATGAATTGTAATTCATGGGCTACAGAGGCATATAAACACGCTACAGAGTGTTACCCAGAAGAGTGTTGCGGTCTTGTTTTAGATATAGATGGTAAGCAAACATATTGGAAATGTAAAAATATATCAAAACTTTATAAAGAAAAATCATTTGTAATAGATCCTTTAGATTGGGCAGATGGTGAAGATCAAGGAGAAGTTTTAGGTATTGTTCACAGTCATCCTGATGGATTGTTTGAATTTAGTCATACTGATAAAATTAGTTGTAAGTATAATGATTTGCCTTTTTATCTTGTAGATCCAAAGACAGAATCTATTATTAAATTAGATCCAGCAGAAGTAGATGATTAAATTAACAATTTATGGTCGATTAAGAAAGTTTATAGGACAGTCTACTTTTGAAATAGATGTAGCAACTCCTAAACAAGCTTTTAGTTTTTTAATAAATAATTTTGATGGTGTAGCGGAACATATTAAAGAACAGGAATATTGTGTTATGGCAGGTAAAATAAGAATTACAGAAGATTTATTAGATTTACAAACAAAAAGCGATATAAAAATAATACCTGTTGTTCATGGAGAAATATTTCCAATTATATTGGGATTAGGCGCACTGGGAGGTGCAGCGGTGACAGCTGGAATATTAGGTGGGGTGGTAGCATCTGCCTTAACTATTATAGGAACTAATCTTATAGTTCAAGGTGTTACTGATTTACTATTCCCACCACCTACACCACCTACACCCGTTGCTGACGAACAAGATCCAAGTTTTATTTTTGACGGAACGGCTAATATTTCAAAACAGGGTGTGCCAATTAATATTGTATATGGGGAAACATTAATTGGAACTAATACTGTTAGTGCAAATGTAGATACTTTTCAAGTGGTGAATGAATAATGCCTTTTATACCTCCTGAAATATTAAGAGAAGCAGCCTCAAGATTTCAAGAAGTACGAAATCTTATATCAACAGTTATTTTACCAGCGGGAGCATTAAAGTCAGTAGATTTTATTACTGTTGTTGATATTTTAAGTGAAGGAGAAATAGAACTTAGTGCAACTGCACATAAAAATAGTATTACAGACAAAACATCTGAAGCATATAAAAATTCTTTTTTAAAAGATTTATTTTTAAATAACCAACCCGTTTTAGTTAGTGATGCTAATGTACACAATCCAGCGGATGCAGATTTTAATTATAAAACTGTTGATTTTCGATTTCAAGCAGGCACAGCTAACAACTTAGTTTTACCAGCGGCAGAGATACAATCTATTCCAATCACAACAGGTGGTATTGGACAAGTTGTGAGTTTTCCTAGTGGTCAGACTGTTACTCCTCGTGCTGTAACAATTAATGATAATCGTATAGACGTAGTAGAGGTAAGAGTAAAATTTAATAGATTTTTTAAGATAGATACTGAATCAGGTGATAGAAAATCAACAAGTGTAAATGTACAAATAAAAGTAAATCCTAGTAATGGTTCTGAACAGACTGTTATTACTGATACTGTGCGAGGCAAAAGTAATTCGTCTTATAGTCGTGAATATGGAATAAGACTTGACACAATTACTGGTTATAACACAACTTCTATTGACCAAGCGGGAGCATTTTTTCCAATTACAGTCACTTTAACTAGAACCAATAGTGAAGGCGATACGAATACTTTTAATAAAATGGTATTAGAGAGTGTTGAAGGTATTATTGAAGAATCGGAAAATTACCCAAACGTTGCATATACCTCGTTAAGATTTAGTGCAGAAGAATTTCCACAACTACCTTCAAGAGTACTTAGGGTAAGAGGTAAAAAAATAAAGATTCCAGCACCTTATACAGATGGAAATGGTACAACTTATACACCAACTGTTGATCTTAACAATGGTAGAATTATTTATCCATCAGGTTATGTTTTTCAAGGTTCATTTGCTTCTGAAAAACAATGGACAAGCGACCCAGCTTGGATACTATATGATCTTTTAACAAATAGTAGGTATGGATGTAATTTACCAGAAGCTTCAATTGATAAATTTGTTTTTCAAAAAGCAAGTGAATATTGCGGTCAGTTGGTAAATAATAATGAAGGTACTCAAGAACCTAGATTTTCTTTAAATGTAAATATAAGGAGGCAACAAGAAGCATTAAAAGTTATTAATGATATTTGTTCTGTTATGAGAGCAATGCCTTTTTATTCAGAAGGCACAATAAAAATATCACAAGATGCACCAAAAGACTTTGCTAATCCAAGCACAGTATCTCTTGATTATGTTTTTAATAATGCAAATGTAATCAATGGAGAATTTGTTTATAGTGGTAGCTCTTTAAAAACAAGATTTACGATTATAAATATTAGTTATTTTGATTTAGAAAATCAACAATTAGATTATGTAACTGTTAAAGATACAGCAGCTATAGCAAAATACGGAGAACAAATAAAAACTATTAGAACTTTTGGTACGACTTCTAGAGGTCAAGCGCAAAGAGTAGGTAAATGGTTTTTAAATACTCAACAAACTGCTACTGAAACTTGTGTCTTTGAAACTAATATCGCTGCTGGTTCTGTTGTTCAAATAGGTAGCATTATTGGTATTGCAGACAGAGTTAAAGCAGCGACCAGAAGAGGAGGTCTTGTAAAAGCAGTTAGCTCTAGTCAAGGCAATTCAAATATAGATCAAATAACTATTGATAATGCAACTGAGACAAATTTACCTGATATTAGTGAGTCACCTACTATTAGTTGTTTGTTAAGTAATGGAACGGTAGAAACTAGAACAATAATTAACTATACAGGCAACTCAACTGT